AGAATATAATCTTGTTTTACAAACAAAATTTAAACTAGAAGCTATTAACCTTCTATCTAAATAATTTCCTTCATAATCCTCCTGTATTCCTATGTTACTTAAAACAATTGGAACATCCAGATCAGTGTCTATTTCATTTAATTTTAACGTTACTATAAATTCAGGATTAAAATATGGAGCTATCTGTTCTATAATTTGAAGATTGTCGGTCATTGTTCTCGTAAAGGTATATAATGAAAATCCGACATTATAAGGAACTTCTTGAAAAGTAGAGGATGTTGTATTTGACCTCTGTATAGTTTTATTTAAGTGTCTTGTTGGGTCGTAGTCTATGGAGGATATCTCGAAGCCTAATCTAGGCAAAGTTATTTGAACTTTAGTGGAATCGCTAATACCGCTTTGCTCTTCTAATCTTCGTATAAATTTTTCCTTTGGTCCATATGCGATAGGAACACGTATTCTTTGATTTTCTGTTCCATCCGCATTTTCTCGAACAACAAAAATTTCATTAAAAAGAGAGCCAAAGGCAACTACTAATTTTCTCAGTGATTGATTGTAATAAAAATCAAACATCAATAATTCCCCTCTGAGAATGGATCTATATCAGTAAAGTTAAATATATCACTTTCTCTCTTTTCTTTCTCTAAATCTAAATTATCTAGCAAATCTGTATTAGTTTCTGGAGATGTTGGTAGAGTAATGTTAAGATTACCTGCCTTGAGAATTCTCCCTCTATTACCAATATTAATACCACTACAAACACCAACCAAAGTTTCACCTGCAACTATAGAAAATACTCCGGTCATATCTCCTATTATTAAAGTATTAAGAGAATCGTTAGGATTATCTTTCCATCCATAGACTCTACCAATTCCACTTGCATTTCCTGAGGTTACCGCAGTTGGTCCGTGCAAGCCATTTCCAATAATCTGATATATTTTTTCTCCTATAATATAGTCACCAGTAAACGATGAAATTAGAGCCACCTCAAATCCAGTGGTCTTGTTTTCTGTTTCTAAATCATCAATAAACGACTGATCTGTGTCCATGTCCTCATTGGAATAAGTAAAGGTTTCACAAGTTAAAACAAAAGTATATCTTTTACCTGCGGGATAAAACGGATTTTCGTGTTCTACAAAATTTATTTCAAATAGTGTGTCACTTAAAGGAAAATAAATTAAATCTCCTTCTCTTGGTCTAGATAAAGTAGAATCGGATCTTGTTACTAATTCATCAAATCTTTTTGCAGATACAACTAATTCCACTCTGTCTTTTAATTGTATTCCAAATTTACTTACTAAATCCCCCTGTCCATCAAATCCCTGGACACTGTTTATATACATTTCAATTTTATGAGATCCTTTAAACTTCGCTATTGGGTCCTCACCAAACAACTCATCTTTATTAAAGTTAACTCTTGGTATGTAAAATACATCTCTACCCATAGACCTTATGGTTTCTGCTGTGAGATCTTCTACAAGCCTCTGCTCGCTTGTGTTGTCTAAGAAGTAAGGATTTTTTGCCATTTACTTATCCTGTCATGAAGTCTGTTGGTAGTTCGTACTGAGAGTAAACTTCTTGTTCTATTCTTTCGACTTCCGCTAAAGCCTCATTGTATATTTGACCACCTCTTAACAATACCCCACCAGGCATAGGAACTCCATCGTACTTGGATAAATTAGCTCCCCATTGTCGCTTTAATAGGGCTGTAAAATACTTTTTGAGTAAACGGTCATTGAAAATTTCAGTAAATATTGTGGGATTTAATGCAACATAGGCCTCAATAATAATAAATTCTCCGGTTTTTATCTCACTCATTCTCATATCAAGATGAAGTCTATTTGTAACTTTACTAAATCGTAAAGCTTTTTCTGGTTGAAATAAGTCTTCTATCAAATTAATATATCTTTTGGTTGAATCGTAAGATGCAAGACCTTGAGATACAGCAGCATTAAGACCTCTATTGATACCAAAATAATCAGAAAGTGCTAATTGATATCTTATATCAAACATGCTTATGTTAGAAAATTGACCAAACTGAAAAACTTTAACAACACTAACTATATCTTTTCCAGTTGGTGCGTCTCCGGTGGGTCCGTTTATTGGACCTAAAGCATTGGTGTCAATAAATTTATTGTCTTTGTCTTCATCTGTAACTTCATGAGCAAAAAACGCTCTTTCCACACCATCAAAATGTCTTTCGGTGAAAAATTCTAAGGCTTCATCTAGACGATCCTCTGCCTGCTCATAATCAACATTTATTTCTATAACAGGAGCCCCAAGTTTTCGGAATCCATAGTCTATTATACTTTCTCTTGAATTTGGTTTCGCCATTAGTAGCCTCCTGCCTATTTATGGATAGAGGTTATTCAGGTTGCTTACCAAATACCTTTTCTATTTTCTCTTTTAATTCTTTTGGTATTTTATTTTTTTCCTTTTCCTTTTCTTGGTGCAAAAGAGCCGCCTCTTCTATTTTCAATATTTCTGCTGGAACTTCATACGTTGTAACGTTTGTTTTTTCTATTTCCTCTTGATTTATATTTTCTATAAAATATCTTCTCGACACCGGAGATATACCTTCCTCTGGTCTTGATTCTTTATAATTGGAAAATCCAGGCATATTTAAGGGACATTCCAATTTCGGATAGTCAAGTTTACTATATTCATCAGATTCGGCTATTAACCAAGTGGCTTTTCTATCACCACAACCACACCCACCACAAAAATACTTTCCCTTTGTTTGGCTTTCGGATAAATGTTCACATGGGGGTAAAATTCCCCCTGCATGAACATTACCAAAACAACTTACAACTCTTAATTTTTTAACATACGGATCTGTTTTATTATTAGAAAATCCACGAGAGGCCATGGCAGTTAAAAAACTTTTAGCCATTCCAAAACCGTTTTTGATATTCAATTTATTCTCCTTATATACTAAAGTCTGAATCTGCGACATAATTAATAAATATATCATCAAAGGCTACTGAACCGGAAGTTATTTGTATCAATATACCTCTAGGAACTGGATCTGTTTTTATTGTAGTCGCTCCCGCAACATGTACTCTATTTGCACCAGCATATCCTGAGGTCCCGCTAGACAGTCTCAGATCCAGTCCAGAGCTTTTATTGAACGCATCTGAGGTTACACCGCTATGTGGAGAGAAAACTGTTACTGTAGGAGTTTTTCTCATTTCAGTTTCAAATTCGTGGTAATACTCACCATTTGGCAAAAGAGTAAATCTAATTGGTGAAAAATTGGGGTTGTTTTTACTCATCGTTGTAGTATCACCAGTTTTTTCATTCAAACCAAAGGATCTTTGATAGAACCTAGAACAATCCCGGAGTTCTTTATTTACATCAGACTCTTCTCTATATGGAGAAGTTGTTAGATTTTGTAATGTTTGTGAATTAAAGACCCTAAATTTGGCATAGTCTAGTGTTATCCCATCTCCTGTTGCGTGTGCTGATTTAGTTAAGTCTAACCCAACTGCAACATAACCATTATCACTTCCTGTTGCTCCTAACACATCCGCAGTTCCGCCCATTCCTATGCCACCATTGGCGTGTACTTTGCAGTAATAAAACAGTTTATCTGGTGCTCCATAAGAAACTTTAAGTCTTGCCTGAGCGCCAGTTACTCCTTGAGTTGCACCATCTGGATGTGAGTATCCTGTATGATACTGAACACCACCGCTGTGACTTCCATTGTTAGTAGTTGAAAAAGCAAATGGATGTGATGCAAGCGAA